CTTTTTAATTCTTAATATTTGTTTGTTATATTAAGAACATTATTTCTTTTGTTACATTTATCATTTGATTTTTACCTTCTTTGGGTAATCAACCCCATTTTTGGTGTACTTCTTTGTTATCTGTTACATTTTTAGTTTTGTACTAATTTCATTCACTAATTCACACGTCCTGTGAATACGTAGCTTATGCTCCCCCCCCCCACCTTTGCGATATAGCAGTCGGGGGGGGGTTCATCCCTTCTCTGCTATATTATTGTACTTTTAGATTTTTCTTCGTGTTACCACTATTTCTTATACCTGTATTATTATCTCTTGTTTCTTTAGGTCCATCTGTTTTGTTTAGCCATGTTTGTTTACTTATCTGCGAGCTTCGAACACTCAATTTTTATTTTCATTCATGAGTTCTGTTTTACTGTATGTCCTCCTGTGGAGGCTTTTCCTTGTTGACAAATACCGAACCCGAAAGGGTAGTCCCTCAATTTGTTTCTTTTGTTTTCTCCTGGGTGCGAGATCCTTATCTTTTACTGCATTCAATTGCATGTCCGCACTTCTTTATATTTCTCAAACATTTCAATTTTCGATACGGCACATCTCCCCGTGGGATTTGTGTCTTGTGTTTAACCAAGTTTTATCCACATCCGAGTTTAAATTCAACCATTAACATTTATGGCGTTAAAGCCACATGATATCCTTTTAGGATTGAATGTCTGCAGACGTTTTGTTGCACTTGTGTGCTCGACTCATTTTTCTTTCTCTGTATCTATATGAAAATTGATTTCCCTTTTTGATTTGTATTTTTAGGACACTAAGACGGTCTCTTAGATTCCAACTTTATGTCATAATTCGCAGAGCCTTAGTCTTCTTGCTCTCCGTCACACTTTCGGAGATTTTAAATAGGTGGGAGAGCTGTCCCACCTCAAAGGAATGCATTGGACCTTATTGGTCAGTGTCTTACCGGCTTGGAATGAGCCCATAGGATTGACATCTGTATTTCACGTATAGATCAATCAAGTCCTTCTCTTTCGAGTTTTATTTGCCCGTAGCGCGCTTAGCGCAATGGGCACCGAAATTTCCAGTCGTCTTTCAATGTCTCCCATAGCAAAAAGTAAATCGGTAGACTGGAAATTTCCCTGTGAGTGTGCTCCCCCCTCAGGTGGGGGGAGCAATGTTAGTGGTGTGTGTGAAGATCCTTTCGAAGAGTCGTTCGATTTGGATGCGTTGTTCCAAGGCTCGCGTGGATTTGTGGATTATGTCAGTACATTTTCTAGCAAATTCAGCTTGTGTGGTGTTGGCCTTAAGGCCATTTCCCCACTTCTTGATGTCGTCTTTGTTATAGACGATTTGTATAGTATTGATGATCTTACCACTTTTCGTGGTAGGTGTCGCCTTGCTATAGTTGTCACGAGATGGCTTCGTGACGGTTCCGGGCTTTCCAAGATCATAGCCTCTCAGCTGTGTTCGTTTTGGGATGCTGCCTGGACCAAATCTCCTGTTGTCCCCCAGTCGGGGGTCACTGAGAAAGTAGCCTCTAGTATTGGTGCTCATACCGAGCTCTTATATCAGATGCTACGGGTTGGGGCTCTATTTGCCGTAGGCACTCTAGCTCCCCAACTCCTGGGTCGTAAGACCCAGATAGCGAAGATGCTTCAACTTGCTGTTGCAGGTAGTTTGCTCTCCGCACCCAAGGACCTCTTTGAGGCAGTTATGCAGACCTTTTCTGGTGTCGCTGCCAAGTTGATGTGTCCTCCGGATACACGTGCCATTCTCACTTCCGCTGATCTTGATTTAGATCATTTGACGCAGAATGTTGGCAAGGCGTGTACCGGCCACGTGCTTCACTCTAAGTTTTCCACTGTTGACGAGTTTAAAGCGCTTGCGCGCTCTACACTCGAGGTGTACCACAAGCTTAGAACTGAATGCACCGTTGATACGTCTCCATCGTTGATTCTGCACTACAATCGACAACATGCCAGAGCATTGGATGTTGTTACACGTATTTCAGGTAATCAAGGTAAGGTTGCTCGTATTCAGCCTTTAGGCATTGTCCTGTTTGGCTCCCCCGGTTGTGGCAAGTCCTTTGTTGTCGAAGAGCACATGAATTGTGTCTCTATAGTCAACACTGGTAGTGTACCGCGTGATGGTACAGTGGCAGCGCAAGCTGCTGCTGATAAGTACCAATCACAAATCTCACAGGCCACTGAACATCTCACTTTAGATGATGTTTGTTCCTCTAGCGAAGGAACCGGTCAGGAGTTGATGATGCATCAGTGCCCTTCCCCTCATTTGCTCACTATGCTTTCTACGGCTCCCTTTGCCCCTGTCAAGGCAGATTTGCCTAGTAAGGGTACTCTCTTCCCCCATCTTCAAGGCATTTACATGACTGCTAATGAAGCCAATCGTCATCTCGACATTAGCAAGATGAATGATAGCATAGCTGTTGCTCGTCGTCTCATGATGATTGAGATGAAACTAGATCCGGCGTTTGCCACTGATGGCAAGCTTGACAATCTTAAGGTTTCTGCATTCAATCTTTCACGTGGTCTTCCCGACACCTTAGCTGGTCCCTTTTGGAAGGTGACCATGAGTCGGTACAATGTTGTGGATGCTATGAAGAAGGCTAACTCCTTCCCAGGCAAGAAGACTGGGTATTCTCCTGAGTTATGGGAGCCTTTGCAGCTTGAGGTCGATGGTAATATTGTCATTTGCAAGGACCTCCCTTACCTTGAGCATATGCGTGCTTTCCAGGTTTACTGTGAGCGCTATTTCCTTAATTCTAATGAATGGGTTGCGCTTGGCAATAGAACTCGCGATCGCCCTATTGCCCCTTGTAGTATGCATGATGGTTTGCATGGCGGCCAGTACCATATTGCTGGCTGTGATGGTCGGTGTGTTGCACCTATAGTCCCCCAAGCTGCCACTGTTCCTCCTGACTTCTACACTTTTAAGTGGCAGACCATACCTTTGGGTTTTGTTCAGGGTACAGTAGAGTGGCTTCCGTGTTATGCCAAGATCGCCATTTTCCTAGCGATAATTTGGCGCATCATGACGCCTATGGAGGACTTCTTTCGCCATTGTCGTTATCGTAATGGCGGCCCCCGCCAGGCCTTTAGGTGGCTTTTCGTTCGGAGTGCCTTGTTTTGTGTTCGATGGTTTAATGTGCGCTTTCCTGTTTTTACTTATCGTATTATGGAAGCCATTGTTATATATCATAACCCGAATTGGCCCCCTAGGTACAACATGAGTCAACATGCCATGCGCGCTCCGCCATACCACTATGGTCTTAACATCCTCACTAACTTCCCTGTATCTTTAGCAACTCGCATTGGTGTGGCTTTGGCGCGTATTACTCCTGTCGTACGCACCCCGTGGCTTAAATACCAGTCGGCACGTTACCTTATGGGTTACGACCGTGTGTGGTATCAACACCTTAGTCCTATGCATCGTAAGATAACTCAGGGTGTTTTTGCTGGCATATCATTGGCAGCGCTTTTTAAAGCCATCAAGCTGCTTATTCATCTCAAGCGAGCTTATCACCCTCAGGGCGCCGAGTTTAGTAAGGAAGCACAAGAGGAGCGCGCAGTTACATCTGCGTTTCCCTCTAGTATGTTTTCTATGCGTAATTCCTCCTGGAACACGCCTGATCTTACTAATCCTCATGATAATGTTTCGTGCGTTGTCTCGTCCTCTAGCCTTGCCAACAGTTTTGACTTCATGTCGCTCCGTCGTGGCGTTTTGCGGGTGCAAGGGTTTAAGGACGGAGTCGCGTGCACCAAGTCACGCTTCTCTTTCTTTTTACCCGTCTCATCAGGTCCTACCAGCCTCTTTTGTATGGCCCTTTCTCCTTCACATATATTCACTAATGACGGTGATCCTGACTGCTACCATTTAGATGGTAGAGTTTTGGAATCTCAGCGTTTCACTTGTGTTATATCTGCCGAGCATGTCCTTAAAGGCACTGATGTCCTTGAGTCATCTGATGTGTTTGATAATGTTATGCCTGGTTCCGTCGCGTACTCCGATTGTGCTTTCTTTCCCATTACTGGGATTGGTGGCACTAAATCTATGATTGATCGGTTTATAAAGGCGCCCCCGACTGCTCCCTATAAGACGGCCGTTCATGTCACTCCTGTGATTGACGGCCCTATTAGTTGGGATGCAGTTTCCCGATCTACTAGCACTAGGAAGACCATCATTTCTAATTTGAAATGTGTGCCGACTCAACAGCTACAGATACTCGACACCTATAAATACAGTAGCGACGTGTTTATGGGTTCTAGGCCTGGACGCGTAGGCGAATGTGGCAATCCTGTTTTGTGTAGTACCACAGGTGCTATTATTGGAATTCACACTTGTGGGTCCAATGGTTACACTGGTGTTACTATTATCACTTCAGCTCTTGTTCACAAAGCTTATGCGTGGTTATCTGATAAGTTTGCTCTTAAGGATATGGTCACTGTTCAAGCGGGTGTTGTTCCTATTGTTATAGAACCCACTTGGGTCGGAGATCACTGCGAAAAGCTAGCTGGCAAAACCCAATTTGGGCATGCCGAGGTTCACCCCTCTCATGGGTTGCTTAAGATACCATTCGACGCGTTAGCTGCCGATGTTATTCTTGCTGCTACGGATGGTGTGGTTAACACTACCCACACTACCAACTTTAAGGCTAGTCCTTTCGTTGCTAGTGCTAAGTTGCATGTGTCTGATGTTGAGGACATCATGCAGCGTTTACACATCCCGCGCCACAACCCATGGGAGGACATGAATCTTATGATGGAACAGACCTTCACCAAGGTGTCTGTTGGCGATCATGCTACTTCTATGATAGCTTTCGATAGTCTCAACAAGCACCACATTCGAGCTATGGCTCGTGTTGTTTACGAGGTTGATGCTAAGAATCGCGGTGCCTTTCGTGATATGCACGCTTTCTTTTCTGAAGCTTTCGTTGATGACATGATTGCTGGTCGTCTTCCTCGCGAGGGTACTTTGTTGGCCCTTAAGCCTGGCCCATTGGCCCAAGTCCTTTCTGGTTTCTCGGGTACAGGTGGCGGTTCCATCAACGTTACTACCTCTTGTGGTTATGGTCTCTCCGGCAAGAAGAGTAGGTACATGGAACGTGTCTTTCTCGATCCAGAAGTTCTTGCATATGCTGAGCGCACGATTTCCTCACTGTGCCCCATTGAGTTTAAGAACGATGAATATGGTATAGAGGCTGAGGAGTTGTACTACGAGTGTGACGCCAAAGTGCGTAGTGGTATGTCGCTTGGCACTGTCTTCGTTGTCTTCTTGAAGGACGAAGTCAGGAAGATTGATAAGAAGCGACGTACCATTGCCTGTGGTTCGATGATACTCGTGCTTCTTATGCGCAAGTATTATCATCCACTCATCGGTCTTATGGCGTCTGATGCTACATCCTTTGGTGCCTGCGTTGGGATGGACGCTTGTAGCAGCGATTGGGATCTCATTTATGATAATATCGCTTCCACAAGTGGGTCTTTTGACGGTGATTATAAGGCCTTTGACAAGAAGCTCAGTGGATTTTCAACATCCGCGAGTTTCTTTGTCTTGCGTAACATGGCGTCGTGTCTTGGTTATTCCCACCAGGACTTGACTGCTATGAGCGCGTTGTCCGTGGATATCATAAATCCACGTTACAACGTTGCCGGAGCTGTTATCCAGGTTGGTCACTCTAACCCCTCTGGACATATGCTCACTACCTGGTTGAATTGCATGGCTAATAATTGGATTATACGCTATTGCTTCTTTGCAGGTTACCATGATCACGTTTGTCGCGTCGTAACCCATCAGGGTGACATGGTGCGCGTTCGTGATATTGGTGTTATGCGCCGCGTTAAGTTTGAGGATTACGCGTGTGCTGTTACGTATGGCGATGATTTACTTGTTAGTTGTCATGAGCGCGTTCCTTACTTCAATCAAGTGGCTATGGCCAAATATTGTCGTGAGTTGTCTTTGGATTTTACTTCCGCTGACAAGACGCTGTTTCTCACACCATATGTTGCTCCCGACAAGCTTACTCTTCTTAACCGAAGTTTTGTCCCATATTATTTGGGCACTCGGCTTGTTATGGTTTTGGCACCCTTAGCAGTTACCTCCATATTGAAACCTTTGGTTTTTGGAGAGTACTCTCAGGGTGTTGTTGAGCAGACTGCGGTCAATATTCAATCCGCTGTGCGCGAATTTTTCCAGCACGGACCTGATGTGTACGCAGACCGTATTCGTGAGCTTAAGGCTTTTGCATCAGATTGTATCCTCACGCGTACTATATCCAAGGGTAATTCTACAACTACAGAGTCAGTTATGGATTGCTTGGATTTTAGCGATTTCCCATCTTGGGAGACGCTAGCGCTCGAGCGTATTAATACATCGGGCAAAATGGTGGTCACGTTTGAGGACGTCCACCGCCTCACCTCTTCGTGAGGTGTTTATGCCTCGGGATGGCTTTAAACGCGTCCGTATTGGACTTGGAAGTCCTTCATAAATTCCATTTGTGGGTACAACTGTCGATTGACTCTCGCGGTTGGCCACTGAGCTGCTATGCCCCACATCTTACTGTAAAATAGTGTCATGTTGCTAATTATTATTATCGCAGAGCGGGTACGTTACCACCGCTATCGCAATCCACGTTAGGAAACTTGTGGAGGCACAACATTGCCTCCCGGACCCCAACCGTTAGCTTTTCGGAAGCAGGGGAGTTACTGCCGGCTTGTGGCAGCGTTTCGGGCACGTTAGCGCCCCAGTTTGGGGGAAACTTTTCCCCCCGTACGGACACGTTAGTTCCGCAATCTGGCGACACATCACGTTTTAACGTGAAAATGGGCGCCAGTAGTGCCACAGGATCTCAAACTGTTAATTTCAACGACCTTAATCCCGCGTTTGATTATTCAGTTGAATCCACTGTGGACCCCACACGACAGATTGCCGATGGTGCCATTGATGGACTTGGCGAGTTTTTGTCCCGACCTGTGCTCATTAAGAGTATGTCGTGGTCTCAATCGACTTATCTGTTTGAGAACTTTAATCCTTGGTCGTTGTTCTTTGATAACAAAAGAAACATTAACAGACTTAACAATTACAATTTGCTGAGGTGCAAGTTGTGTGTTAAGTTTGTGATCAATGGCAATGGGTTTTATTATGGCCGTGCTATTGCCAGTTATAATCCTTTGCACGACTTGGATCAAGTCACCATCAATAGGTTTGGACACGCTCAAGACCTTATCGGCTGTTCTCAACGCCCGCACATCTATATCAACCCTACTGAGTGTCAAGGTGGTTCTATGTGTCTACCATTTTTCCACTATCAGAACGCTTTGATGGTTCCCAATATGCAGTGGAATGAAATGGGTGAAATCAACCTCAGAGAGATGGTTGGTCTCAAACATGCTAATAGTGATCCTAACCCGGTCACTATATCCGTTTTTGCATGGGCGGAAGATGTGCAGTTATCCGTTCCCACCAACGCCAACATATCAGGCATTGTTCCACAGTCGTGTGATATGCCTGCTGCCAAGGGTGGAGGTGCTGACGAGTATGGTCAGGGTCCGGTTTCCAAGGTTGCTAGCACCGTTGCTAAGGTGTCTGGCGTACTTGAGAATGTGCCTTTTGTTGCCCCATTTGCCAAGGCTACCACCTTGGCTGCTAAGGGTATAGGCAAACTTGCGTCTGCTTTTGGTTTTTCGAGACCTAATGTTTTGGACGCAGCTCGACCTTATCGCCCGTGTATTATGGGATCTTTAGCTACAACCAATCAAGAGGAAACCGCTACTAAGTTGACTCTAGATTGCAAGCAAGAGGTCACGTTAGACTCCAGGGTGTTAGGTCTAGGCTCTAATGATGAGATGGATTTCAAATCCATTGTCACTAGGGAGTCGTACTACACCCAGTTTAACTGGGGTGTGGACGACATACCAGGCAAGAGATTATTCTCTACTTACGTTGAACCCACCATATACGACACCAGTGGTCCTTACAACAATTCTGCTTATCACATGTTGCCTTGTGGTTTCATTGCACTCCCGTTCAAATACTGGGGTGGAACTATGACATTTAGGTTCCAGGTAGTTTCTTCTAACTTCCATCGTGGTAGATTGCGTGTTGTTTGGGATCCACACGACGGTGCGGGTGATGAGTATAACGTTATGCATCAGACCATCATCGATGTTGCTGATGCTCGTGATGTATCGGTGTCCGTAGGATGGGGGAACCACTATTCCTTCATCCGTTCGGCAAATCCCGTTGAACATAAAGATGGTTTGGTACAACCCAGCTTTTCTCTCACCGATGGACCAGCTGGAGCTCTTTTAGATCAGCATAGGGGTAACGGTGTGTTGTCGGTCTTCATTGTGAATGATCTGACAGTTCCATCCAGTGATCCTACCATAGACAGCGATGTAACTGTTAATGTTTTCGCGCGCATGGAGGACGATTTCAGGTTTGCTCAACCTGACGATGCCGGTATTAGCGGAATCACACTGTTTGATCCGGGAGACCCTGTTAGTGTGGTACCTGCTCTTATTGAAGAGCCACCTGTGGAAGTTGAGATGCCAATTCCACCTGGCATGAAACTTGTGCCACAATCTGGTGAAGTTGATCCTGTGCAAGAATCAGCTCCCCTCACTGAGGGTCCACCAGATATCACCTTGGGTCCGGATACTTCGGACCCTGCTGATGAAACCATGAGTGTCTTCTTTGGAGAAGTCACGACTTCCATCAGACAATTGCTCAAACGCTTCTTTTACCACTCAGCGAATGGCAATTACCCTTCCCAACCCTATTGGGGTTTGACAGTGACTCAACCCGATTTTCCCTTTTACCAGGGATTTAATCCTGATGGGCCACATGTCACCGGTGCTGGGACACCATTTGCTTATTCGAGTAACACTTGGTTGAATTACTTCACGCCTGCTTTTGCGGCATACCGTGGAGGCATTCGTCGTAAGTACCTGCGATCAGGGTCTCGTCATTATGACAATTCCTCTGCAGTCGGTACTAACAACTGTGTTAACATGGCAGTCACTAGGGTTAACGGCCTTGAGGAGACGCCGTATCTGAACCAGACTGTGGTCACACCTTTTAAGGTGTCCGCAGATTCTGGTCCTACCTCGTGTACGTCTACTACGATGAGCAGCTTTGCGCATTGTGGGAGGAACTTTTATTCATCTTCCGGAAACGGAACAGCTATCAGTTCAGTCCTTCAGAACAATGCCTTAGAGGTGGAACTTCCCTTTTACACTCACCGTCGCTTCTTTCAAGCGCGGCGTATCAGGAATTTGGCCACCAGATCGGTACAGGATGAACATTGCGGCTTGCACAAGCTTGCAATTGAAAACCCTGCAGGAGTCTCGATCGCTTATGTTGCAGCTGCTGAGGATTTTTCCTTGCATTTCTTCATAGGTGTTCCTGTCTTCTGGACAGTTGGCGGAGGTAATCCGTCTCATCCCATACCAAACCCATAAACCGAGTGCGTCGGTTTTCTCGCCTTTGGCGAGTTTTATCCCCTTACGGGGGCACTATTATTTTGTATTTTAAAGATTTTTCAGTGTCCCCTTGTGGGGGATAGGAGTTTTTACTTTAGCGTACAGATTGATAGTGCTTTATAGCACACTTCCCA